GGGCAGCGACTGCCACGGGCGAGCAGGGCGCAGCGTCTGCCACGGGCGATCAGGTCGCAGCGTCTGCCACGGGCTATCAGGGCGCAGCGTCTGCCACGGGCTATCAGGGCGCAGCGTCTGCCACGGGCTATCAGGGCGCAGCGTCTGCCACGGGCACTCAGGGCGCAGCGTCTGCCACGGGCTATCAGGGCGCAGCGTCTGCCACGGGCACTCAGGGCGCAGCGATGGCTTCTGGCTACGAAGGCCGGGTCAGCGGCATCGAAGGCAACGCCCTCTTCCTGGTACTCCGTGACGATGACTACAAGATCGTCAACGCCAAGGCCGCGATCGTTGGGCGCGACGGCATCAAGCCAAACGTGTTCTACATGCTCAACGCAGCCGGTGACTTCGTGGAGGCGCCATGAAGCCCTTCCCACACGTTGCCACAGACACCGACTTCGGCGCCAGCGTTCAAGCTGCCCTTGACGTGGCCGATCCTGCGCACACGCCGATCCGCCCTGTCGTGATGTTGACGGCCTCGCTGATCTTCTCCCTTCTGGTGATCGGCGTTGTTGCGCTGGTTGCTCACCTTGTCCAAGGATAACCATGACCACCATTCAACTGTTCGCCCACGCGCGCCCTGCCCAAAACTACGAATCCGGCCCGCAAGTGATCGACGGCCATCGAATCGACCTGTTCCGGTGGGATGACATGAAGGCGGAGGGCTACGCACTGATCGGCCCCTGCACGATTGAGTTCGAGTTCCCAAGGGGATGGGACCCGACCGCGCAGCAGATCGACGCCCTGAATCAGCGCGAGGAAAAGCTGACGGCTGAATTCCACGAAGCGGTCACCAAGATCCACGCGCAGATCAGCAAGCTCCAAGCCATTTGCTACACGCCGGAGGCCGCATGAACGGAATCGAAATGACCGACGACGCAGACCTGTTGGACGTGACGCCGAAAAGCGATGTTTCATTGCAAGGCTCGCGCGAGATCGCAGCCCCTGCGGTGCCCTCCGGCCCGATGGCGAACGCCATTGCCTTTCTGCAAGCAGGCGGCACGATGGAGACGCTTGAACGCATGATGGCTATGCAAAAGGAGCACAACGCCATGATGGCCGAGCAGGCTTACAACGCCGCGTTTGCTGCGTTCAAGTCCGAGGCCATCCGCGTCCTGAAGGCCAAGGCCGTGACGGCGGGGCCACTGTCAGGCAAAAGCTATGCCGAACTGCATGATGTGGTCGATGCGGTAACGCCTGCGCTGTCCACGCATGGCCTGAGCACATCATGGAAGATCACCAAGGATGCGCCGGACTGGATCGAGGTGACCTGCATGCTCAAGCACGTCGACGGCCATGCCGAATCCGTCTCGATGGGTGGACCGCCTGATTCTGGCGGTGCCAAGAACAAGATCCAGGAGCGCGCGAGCACGGTGAGCTATCTCCAGCGCTACACCCTCAAGGCCGTGTGCGGTGTCGCTGAAGGCGGTCAGGACGATGACGGCAACTACGGCGCGACCGAAGTCGACTGGCTTGGAAAAGCCAAGATTGCTGAGAGCGCCAAGGAGTTGCAAGAAATCCGGCGAAACGGCACGAAGGCATATCAAAGCCGCAAGGATCGCGCCGGCTACGCGCTGTTTGCCGCCGCCGTGAAAGCGCGCGCGCATGAACTGGAGGAAAGGGCATGAGCGATATCAAATTCCGCTGCTCGTCGATTGGCCGCTTGATGGTGGAACCCAAGACCCAAAAGGAAGGCCCGCTGTCCGTTGGCGCCAAGACCTACATCCGCGAGCTGGCCGCGCAGGAAATCCTCGGCATTGACTTCGTGGTGACAAGCAAGGCCATGGAAAAAGGACTGATCTGCGAAGAGGACGCGATTCAACTGGTGAACCGGGTTCGTGGGCTGGCGCTGTCGAAGAATGCGGAGCGCCGATCGAACGACTTCATCACGGGCGAATGCGATATGTTCGACGCCGCTCGCAACCGTGGGCACGACATCAAGTGCGCATGGTCGGCGGCGACCTTTCCCATCTCCGAGGTGGATGGCGTCGACAAGTTCTATGAATTTCAGATGCGTGGCTACATGGCGCTTTGGAACGCCGCCGAGTGGGAAGTTAATTTCTGCCTCGTCGACACCCCCGAAAACCTGATCGGCTATGAGCCGTTGGCAATGCATGTCGTGGGCCACATCCCCGAGCACATGCGTCTGACGACCTGGACCCTCACCCGCGACATGGACAAGGAAGCAGCGATGTTCGAGAAGGTCAAGCACGCCCGCGCGTACTTTGCCGAAGTGGTCGCCGAGTTCAATCGCACACACGATCTTCACATTCTCGAATCGGAGGCGCCATGACCCTCGATCCACAAAGCATCCTTGCGCTGGCAAAACAATGTGGCGCTGACATTTGCAATCGTGCGCCTACGTCTTTCACGCTGACGTTCAACCCCGCGACGCTTGCAACCTTCGCTGCCGCCCTTCAAGCGGCACAGCCCGATAGAGAGCGCGAGCGGATCATTGAGTTGGCATGGAAGGTCTACGCGAACGAACTGCACCCGATTGCTATGGCCGATCAGATTGCGTTCGCGCTGACCGCGCCCGCCGCTCCCTCGGCAGACAAGAGCGGGAAGGATGCGAGAGATGCGGCGCGTTATCGATTCCTGCGCGACGAAGCCTACGAAGCTGTCATCCCGCACGGAGGAAATATCGACGGATCGCGCACAGCATGGATTCCGAAGATGCACCCCGGCGCGACGTTCGATAGCGCAATTGATCTTGCCATCGCCTCTATGGAAGGAAAGCCATGACGCTGGCCGAACGAATCGACGAATTAAGTGGGCAACACGGAAGCCTGCGCGCTGCCAAGAGCAAGGGGGAGGCATGAACTACGCCTGCTATTCATGCGGCGCAGGCTCAGACCTCCGCCCCTATGGACCTCATGGTGCGATGACTTGCTTCAAGTGCGCCATGGCTACGCCGGAACGTCGAGCCGAAGCTGAGCGCAACTTCGTTCAGCAACTGGACGCCTGCGGCGCATCCGCCGTGGTCGACGGCACCGTGACCGGACCTTATCCGCTTGAGCACGCTGCGCCTCATGTCCGCGCCGCCATCGACCGCACAGCGCAGGCGAGCAAGGAGAGCGCCATGTCACCCCCAGGGGCGGCTGCGCAAGGAGGGAAGACGCCATGACCGCATCCACCCCCACCCCGGCACAGCCGATAAGCGAGAGAGCGCCCGAGACGCCTGAAATGAGAGCCTTCGCGGCATTCCTTGCGGCAAGCTTTGACAGCGGCATGAGTGGCGAGGCCATGCGCAAAGCCGTCGAGTGGACATTCAACGCGTTCAAGCCCACTGGTGCAGCCGATGCAGGAGCGGCCGCGCAGAACGCGCCAGAGCCGGTCCTGACCATCGACGAAGTGCGCCGGTTGCTATCCGCATGGGAGGCCAAATGCGCTTCATGAGCGTTTGTTCTGGAATTGAGGCAGCGAGCGTGGCTTGGGCTCCCTTGGGTTGGCGTGCCGCGATGTTCAGCGAGATCGAGCCGTTCCCATGCAGCGTGCTCGCTCACCACTACCCCACCGTCCCGAACCGGGGCGACATGACCAAATTCGAGGACTGGCCCGATGACTCAGTTGACCTTCTTTGCGGAGGAACCCCCTGCCAATCCTTCAGTGTCGCCGGGCTGCGAGCGGGATTGGATGACCCGCGTGGCAACCTCATGCTTACCTACGGTGCCATTGCTGCAAAGTATCGGCCCCGCTGGCTGGTATGGGAGAACGTGCCCGGAGTCCTGTCCTCCAATGGCGGACGGGACTTTGGCTCCTTCCTCGGGCTCCTGGGGAAACTCGGGTATGGGTTCGCCTACCGCGTTCTTGACGCTCAGCACTTCGGAGTTCCACAGCGACGCCGCCGCGTGTTCGTTGTCGGATGTCTTGGAGACTGGCGAAGTGCCGCAGCGGTACTTTTTGAGCGCCACAGCCTGTCGGGGCATCCTGCGCCGAGCCGACAAGCGCGGCAAAGACCTTCCGGCACTCTTAGCGCGCGCACTTCTGGCGGTGGCAGACTCGGCACAGACTTTGAACTCGGCGGCGGCTTGATCCCGGAAACGGTAGGGACGATCTGCGCTGACAGCCACCCAGGCTCGTACACCGGGCAAGATGCGTACACCGGGCGGCTGATACCGGAACTTTTGTGCGTGGCAACAGGTCAGGCGGGCGCCGACATGGGCGCCGACATGGCGCCGACACTTAGCTGCAACCACGAAGCGCCTTACATCGCGCACAGCCTTCGCGGCGAGGGTTTCGACGCCAGTGAGGACGGCACTGGGCGCGGAACGCCGCTGGTGCCGGTGCTGCCGTTCGATACCACGCAGATGACCAGCGCGGCGAATCGGAGCAGCCCGAAGGCCGGTGATCCGTGCCATCCTTTGGCTGCCGGAGCTCACGCGCCAGTCATCGCTTTTGACTGCAAGGCGTCAGGCCTGAACGGGTTCGGCGTCGGCAAGATCGCAAGCACTCAGCGCGCGATGGGACATGCGGGGAGCCACACGAATGGCGGCGGGCATCAGGCCGTGATGACTGGAATGCAGGTTCGCCGCCTCACCCCGCGCGAGTGCGAGCGCCTACAGGGCTTTCCGGACTACTACACGCTGATTCCGCTGCCGCTCAAAGGCCATCAGACGCGCGTGCGTTGGTCCGCCGATGGATCGCGCTACAAGGCGCTCGGCAATTCCTGGGCCGTTCCTTGCGCGCGATGGATCGGGGAACGAATCAACGCGGTCGAACAGATCATGGCGCGCGACGTGATCAAAGAAGTATTGGAGGCTGCATGACACCTACAGGGATGACGCTGGCCGAACGAATCGACGAATTAAGTGGGCAGCATGGGAGCTTGCGCGCTGTCGCTGCCGTGTTGAAAGTTGACGCGGGTTACCTGTCGCGCTTATCCACCGGAGAAAAGAATAAGCCGGGCGCGGTCCTCTTGCGGCGCATGGGCCTGCGCGCCGTCACCACCTACGAAAGAACCAAATGACCCACCCGCAAGACGCCGAGCGCGAGGTACCATTCCCCGGAATGTCCGAAGCATTCGAGGCTCACTTTTCTCAATCGTGGATCGACAAGGCTTGGTGTCAAGAAGCCTCAACATGGGCTGCGGCGTGGAAAGCAGCAACCAGACGCGCCAGCCTCCCTGCGAAGCCAGAGAGCGCACAAGAATGCGTTTGCGGCGAGCCATCGACACCGGGAGTGACGCACAGGAGGACTGCGTTCACACCGCCGTCGATGAACTGGACGCCGAGCAGCGCGAGCACATGCGCTCGATGAAGTGACTATTTCACAGCTTCGAGCCCGTCGCTGATGCGCTCGCACGCCAGCCCGGCTATTTTGAGTCGGTCGGCGTACTCAGCGACTCGTTGAAGAGCGTCATCGTGCCGGTTGAGCACGTTGGCAAGCACGTCGAGGGGGTCTCCACCTTGCTGACTCGGGCCTGGTCGGGCAGTTGGTTGCTGCTTGGCAAGGACAGTGGCGAGTCGTGCGCGCAACCGCTCGCGAGCATCGTCAGCATCAGCGGCAGCAGCGTCCGCTGCGTTCGTTTCATCGTGGGCATCATTGAGGGCCTGAGTGGTGGCGAGGGTTCGGGCGCGGTCCGCAAAGATGCGCTGTTCGGCCTGAGCGGCCCGGTAGGCGTCGAAATCGGCCCGTACCACCGACTTTCCGGCGCGGTAGGCCGTCAGGTGCGAGGCGGACAGAAAAGCCGCCAACGCGAGCGCCAGCCACACTTTCGGGTTCAGTAGCAGCGCCCAGCTCATGTGCCAAGCGCTTTCAGCGCTTCGATCATCTGACGCGAGCGCTCATCGAGCTTGAGCCGGGCCGGCCCGTTCACCTTGCCCGTGATGGCGTACATGTCCAGCGTGTCCGCGTCCGCCAAGCACTTGGCGTGCTCGGCAAAGAACCATGCCGCCGTGAGCGCCGCATTCGCGGGCTCCAGCAGGCTATCGGGGTTGGTGATGAAGTCCAAACCCAAGGCCTCGCCCGCAGCGCGGTAGTTTTGCTCCCTGGTCAGCTGAATCAGGCCGCGCCCGTGGCAGCCGTTGTAGCGCAACTCCGACAACCCGGTCGGGTCATGGATATATTCATTGGGGTCGTTCTTGCCGCCCTTGGAGGGCACGAACAGGGAGGGAAAGACCTTGCACAGCCGGTCCGCGTTGCTGTAGCTCAGGCCCTCTTCGTCGCAGGTCAGATGGTCCGACTCAATCGCCACTGTGGCCAGAAAGCACGCGATGCGGTGGGGCGTGTCGATCTCGAAACGCTCCATGGCATCGGTGAGCGCGGCCGCGTATAACTGCGCCCGATCCATGCGCGCGCCCGTGCAAAGGGCCAGGGTGGGTGCGTCCATTCAGTTGTGCTCGGTTAACGACCCGAAATCGGTCGGGCCTCCGCCGCGCTTGGCCTTGCGGTACTTCAGGACATAGCCAATGCACACGATCACGATGCCGATGCGCAGTGCCAATCCGGTGTTGAGCGCCGCCGCCAGCGCCATCTCGTCGAACAGGACCGCTGCCGATGCGCCCATGCTCAGAATCATCACGATCAGGCCGAGCTTGATCACCAGCCCCTCGCGGATGCTCGGATGCAGCACCACAAAGGACAGCGCCATCGCCGCCAGCACGGAAAAAATGCCATTGAGGACGATCATGGCGATCATTCCTTGCGGCGCGCCCACGGCAGCACGTCGCTCAGTTGAAGATTCTTGATCCACGTCACTGCCGTTGCAACGAAGTTCATGCCGAACAAGCCTACCGCAAAGGCCGATGCCCCTTGCATGGCGGGCGACGTGAGCGAGAAGAACTCAGCGGCCGCAGGGCTCACGAATACGGCCACCTATGCCCCCGAGAGCACGTTGATGCATCGAATCAACCAGGATTCTCCGGGTGCTCCCCGCAGCGCCACCAACGCCCCCAGTGCGCCGATCAGGAAGGGGCTCTTGACTATTTTCTCTGGATCAATGTCCATCTGGAGTCACCAATGTTGTGGATGAGGCATTTTTGGGCGGCGTCATTTCAACCCCAGGAAGGAATCCATACCCAGGTCGGCACAGCGGAGTAATTGATGGCAATGTTGTCCCCGGGCTCCAGCCGGAAAGCGCCTTGGGTCAGTCCAGACGCCACGGAATTGACCAGGATATTGGTGACGGTCCCGATGGCGCTATAAACAGTCACCGCATATCCCGTGTTGTTGGTGACGGGCGTTCCTGATGCCGGAACGCCGCCCGCAAGATTTGCCGTGTTCCGATGGCCAACATTATTCTTGATCGAATTCCCGGATTGCGCTGGCGTCCCGCCTATCTGCGTAATCACGCCAATAAAATTGTTGTCCATCACCATCAACCCAGTGGTTGATGTCCCGATAAAAATACCTTGCGTACAAGCGGTCAAGATCGAACTTTCAACCTTGCAATTAAGACTTCCGGTGAAGTTGAAGCCTGCACCACCAACACCGTTGAAACCATCTACATGGCATCCACAGAATGAGTTGTAGGCCCCGCCCAGAACCCCGACCGCCGTGATTGTCGTCACGATTCCAGAAGATGTGATATGTCCGCCAACGAATGTGTTATAGAGCGAGCTGTTGTTGATAACAATGCCCTGTGCGCGCGGCTGGTCAACATCGAAACTGAAGAAATCACAATAGGTCGGTGACACCGCCGGTCCGGCGCCTTGCTGTAATGTGATTCCAGTATCCACTGCGGCGACGACAATTTGCGAAAACTTGCATCCCTGGCAATCGTTTTCCAAGACAAGGAATTTCGACGCCGTTCCACCATTTCCAAGAAAACCATCATTGAGCGAAATTTTGTTTCCGATAAAAGCCACGTTCCGCCGAACCGTCAGCAAGATCGGCTGCGTTCCCGTCGTGTAATTGTTATAGAAGTGAATGTCATAGAAATTGATTTCAAAACAGTAGTCGGCGATATCCGTGCTCGTGAAAGCGAACGCGCCCGTCTTGAGGGTGGTCGTTCCTTCTGCAAAGAGGTTGTGGATCGAGGCCGTGCGAACGCGATCAGCAAGAATATTGTTGACGCACCCTTTGAATTTGATGCCCTGGATTTCGACGTTGTGGCAGGTGGTCAGCGTAAAGCCGGTGACGCCCGTTTGTGCCGCGCAATCGATGCAGAACTCATGCCATTCCACGGAAACATCCGGCGGGGAGCCGGCGCTCCCGCCAACGCCTGTGATCGTGAAAACACTCCCCGAGAAGCTCGGCTGCAAGAAGGTGCAATTCCAGCCGGCCCCCGTGATGTTCACTTTGGGCAGCATCGTCAGACCCGAACCGAGGATGTATCGTCCGGCAGGAAGGGTCAGCATGCCCCCGCCGATGGAATTGCAATAATTGATGCCGTAAGTGAAGGCTTGGACATCGTTGGTGAGGCCATCGCCCTTGGCCCCAAAGTCCTTGACGCTCACGACATCGGACAGTTTGGCCGCGACGGTTCGGCCTGTCGCATTGCCAAATGCCGGCAGGTAGCCCACCAAGGCCGCCCCCTTGGTCGTGTCCGTGGTGCTGGCCAGGTTGATGGCGAAGTCGGAGGTGACGCTGGAAAAGATGTTGTCAATCGACCAGATCACATTGCCTGCGGCGTCCTGAAGAACGAATTTGTAGGCCTGCCCCGGCGTCAACCAAACATTGCATTCGCCTCTCGAGTTCAGGATGATCGGATTGGTGTTGGGTGTCCCCCCCGTCGAATCCGTATAAGTCACCTGGGGCGTTGAGGTCCCGGCGATGTAGGTAAACAGCTTTCCGCCGACAAGGGGAATGGCGTTGGAGTCAAAGAACTTCTGTACGGCCAGTGGCGAGAGTTGCGTGGTCATTTTGTATCAGGCAAAAAAAAACCACTTCGGATAACTGAGTGGTCGTGGGAGGGCAAATGGAACTTTACTTGTTGATCGTGTTGGTTGTGCGGCTGAACAAGTGGCTGATGAAACATGATATGACGCTCCTCACAAAAGAGGAGTACGACGCGCTCGATGCAAGAT